TCAACGGAACAAAGGCAGTTGTTAATATTGGTAAGGTTGTAGATCCTGCTAAAACAACAGATCCTGAAAATCCTGTATATTACCCAGGGTGGGCTTATGATATTATGAGTACAGATGACTTAGACTTTGGATCAAATGAAGTTTATCCAAAGGGAGAAGCAGCACATCAGTTCTATGGATTCCCAAGAAACGCAGAAGTTCCACCACCAATAACAACTGAAATGTAAAATGTTTGATATAAAATTAATTTTTTGGTATTTAGAGAAATTTAGCTTGGCTATGTGGGGATTAAATTTGATGGATATAATGGCTATATCTAACATAGATTTTTTTAAAGATATTGATGATAATTTAAAAACTTACTTTGGTATTGTTGGCTTTGTCTATTTACTTATTCAACTACCTTTTAAGGTTATGGAATTAATATCAAAACATAAATTTAACAAACTTGAAAACGAATTAAAAGAGCAAGACTTGTTAAGTAAAAAAACACACCTTGAAGATTTAAAAGAAGTTAACAAGGCGTTAGAAAACTTTGACGAAATACATAAAAAATAAAAAAATGAATTATTTCCCATCGCATGAGTTTGATTCCCCTGACCAACCTGGAAGTGGAAAACTAATGAACGAAGTTTTAGTTGAAATGCTAAATGAAGTTAGAGAAAAGTTTGGAGAAGCTATTATTATAAATAGTGGATATAGAACGGTAGAACATAACGCTAAAGTTGGGGGTAAGCCTAACTCATCTCATTTAAAAGGATTAGCTGTAGACATAAAGTGTACTAACTCTACAGATAGATTCCATTTATTATTTTTACTTCAAGAAATAGGCTTCCAGAGAATTGGCGTTGCAAAAACTTTTATTCATGTAGACTTAGATTTTGATAAAGCTCAATCAGTATTATGGACATATTAAACAAAATACCAAAAGATAAACTATTACATTTTTTTGTTGGTAGTGTTGTATTATTTCTGTCATTACTTTTTTTTAGTACAACAGCATCGGTGTTTATTGTTGTTGCCTTAGCTGCTGGAAAAGAAATTGTATACGATTACTTTTTAGGAAAGGGTACACCAGAGGTGGCAGACTTTGTTTACACAATACTACCATGCCTGTTTTATTCAATAAATATTTTACTATGAAAATATTACAAATAATTGGAAACCTTTTAGGTATAGGTAAAGACGCTTTAAATAGTAGAGCAGAGTTAAAAAAGTTAAAAGCAAAGCAAGAGCATTCTATTATAGAGGCACAGACAAAAGCTCAAGTTGACAGGATATTATCTAACACTGATTCAGATAATCAAATTGATTTAGTTACTGCTCAAAACAAAAGACACACATTAAAAGATGAGGTTATAACTTATATATTTTTAGTTCCTGTGTTTATAGCTACAATAACTCCATTTTTAATTGCTTTTAACAATAATGAATGGACAAAGCTTTCCTTCTACGTAAAGGAGGCATACCAAAACTTAGATCAGTTACCAACTTGGTATAAATGGGTTCTTGCTGCAATTATTATTGATGTGCTTGGATTTAGGAGTTTTGCACGAAAAGTTTTATCAAAATACATTAAGTAAAAATTAGTATCTTTGATAAAGTAAAATATTAGTTATGCCAAAAATTAGTTCATATAATACTGTTACTCCACAAGGAGATGATAAAATAATTATTAGTCAAACAAATGGCACGCCAACAAATGTAACTAAGAACATTTCTGTTGATGGTTTAAAAACTTATATAGGACAAGCTGATGATATTCCTACACCTTATATGTATGTTTTGAAAAGACCATATGTTGATGCAACTACAAAAAATGATAAAGCTTTTGTGGCTATGCAAAAACCTGTTGAAACAGATTGGTTAACTAAAAATCCTAGGCTTTTTATGTTTAGATATAAAAAGCAAAAAGTTAAAAATTTAGACCAGGTGTATGTTATGAATAGGGCAAATTTTATTCATCCTTCTCATAACAATGGAGTATATCAGAGAACTAATTTCCCAGGTAGTAATTGGGCATCAACTGAGCAATTTACATATAGTGGTATTATGTTGTTCCCTATTCCAACAGAATGGGATATAAACAGTGAATTAAAGATTGCTAAGACAGGGTCATTGATAACTGACTTTGCTTCGCTAAGACCTACTACATATATTGAAGTTCCTTTTAATCCTTTAGGATTTTTGTTTGATAGCACAAACACAGAAGTGACATCACTCCCTGCGACAACAACACAAGATTTTTGGGGTACAAGATTTTCAGTTACAAGACCTGCCTCTAATGTAAATTATGATAATAATCCAGACGATAAAAGAACATCACAAATTATAATGAAATTTGCTATAGGTATTCCAAACCCTGCATGGACAAACACAAACCATGAGTTGCCATATATATTTGGAAATTTATCAAATGCATTAATGTTAAAATATCAATATGACAGATCTGATTATAAAACTGTAACAGGATATACTTTAACACAAGGTTCTAATGGTCCTGCTTCAAGAACTGCTTAAAATATGCGAGGTGCGCAATTAGTATTACATCTTTGGATGTTTGCAACTAGTGTCACATCTTTGTGATGTGCTCAATTAGTGTCACCTCTTCGCTTAGAATACCTCTGTTAATTCAGGGGTATTTTTTTTTGATTATATTTGTTATAAATTAAATTTAATTAAATGAATGATATTCGTAAGATAGCAATAGGTCCTGACTATAAAGGAGGAGCTATGCACTATGTTGTTGGGCAAGAAATATTAAAAGGTACTTACAAAATACATCACATAAGATATGATGAAAACATCGATGCCTTTAAAGTATGGATTGAATCTACATACAACAAAGAAGTTGTTTTGTGGAAGCAGTTTATTAATATGCCTGTATCTGTCGAATATAATATTAACTTCTAATGAAATCACCTTACTTATTTATCACTACTCCTTTAGACAATAAAAGATATAACAATACAAAAAATATAGGTGGAGTAGATTTTATAACAAGCACCTCAGAGGAAAACCATAAGGCATCTAATCGTATTGCTGAGGTCATAGCCACGCCTATTGTTTATGATGGTCCTATAAAGCCAGGAGATAAACTTTTAGTTCATCACAATGTTTTTAAGTTTTACAATGACATGCAGGGTAGAAGAAAAAGTGGTAGAAGTTATTTTATGAACGATTTGTTTTTTGTTGAGCCTGATCAGTTTTATATGTATCATGATGGCAAGCAGTGGAACACTAATGGAAGGTATTGCTTTACAAAACCTGTTCCTACTGAAGATTATTATCTATATAAAAATACTAACGAAGAGCCATTGGTGGGTGAAATAAAGTATAGCAATGAGTATTTGCGTTCACAAAATGTGAATCCAGGAGATAAAATATGTTTTAAACCAGAAAGCGAGTATGAGTTTGAAGTGGATGGTGAAAAACTTTATCGAATGTTTGATCATCAAATAACAATTAAATTATGAAGGATAAGCCTAAAAGAAAAAAACAACCAAGAATAAAATATAATCCAAATCGCAATGGACTCAAAAACTTTAAAGAAGAATATTATTCAGGCAGGGATGAGAGCCGTAGAGCAACTAATTAAAGTTGCTAAGGAGGATATAATTAAGCCAGACCCTGAAGATGAGTTAGCTGCTGATAGATTAAAGAATGCTGCAGCTACTAAAAAGTTAGCTATATTTGATGCTTTCGATATACTGACTAGGATAGAGAATGAAAAAAATTTAATGGAAATCGAAGCACGAGGTCCAAGTAAACTAGATACTAAACAAGGATTTGCAGAACGAAGGTCTTCATAGTTTATATAGAGTTGTAGATAACTACATACCTAAAGGTATTCTTAAAAAAAAGAATAGGAATAGGTCATGGCAATATGGCTATGATGAAAAGTATGATGTTGTTGTAATATCTAAAACAGGAGAGGTAGGTGAGGTATATGAAATTAACGGACTTAGAATTGGATTACCTAAAGCTCCAGAGTCTCTTCAAAGAGACAACAACAAGTGGGAAAGAAAAGAGCCACCAAAGGAAGTTCTAAAAATACAATCTATATTTCAATGGAATGAACATCCTAACACCTTTAAAGCTCAATGGGTAGACTATATTGAAAGTGAGTTTGACAAAAGAGAACAAGGCTATTGGTTTGTAAATAATAACAATAGTACATATATAACTGGATCACATTATATGTATCTTCAATGGACAAAGATTGATGTTGGTTATCCAGATTTTAGGGAGGCAAATAGAATCTTTTACATTTTTTGGGAAGCTTGTAAAGCAGACCCTCGATGCTTTGGTATGATATATTTAAAAATCAGACGTTCAGGTTTTTCATATATGGCATCTGAAGAATGTGCAAATGTTGGAACAATATCTAAAAACTCTCGTATAGGAATATTATCTAAGTCTGGTTCTGATGCGAAAAAAATGTTTACTGACAAGGTTGTTCCAATTGTAAGAAATTATCCGTTCTTTTTTAAACCTGTCCAGGATGGTATGGATAAACCAAAAACTGAATTAGCTTTTAGAATACCTGCATCAAAGATTACAAAAAAGAATATGTACGATGTTGATGATGAAGAGATGGAGGGTCTTGATACAACCATTGACTGGAAGAATACAGATGACAACTCTTATGATGGGGAAAAACTTTTATTATTAGCTCATGATGAAAGTGGTAAATGGCTAAAGCCTAACAATATACTAAATAATTATCGTGTTACCAAAACTTGTTTAAGGTTGGGTAGAAGAATAATTGGTAAATGTATGATGGGTTCAACTTCAAACTCTCTTAGTAAAGGAGGTGAAGAGTTTAAGAAACTGTATTATGATTCTAATCCACATGAAAGAAGTAATAATGGTCAAACCAAAAGTGGGTTATATTCACTTTTCATCCCTATGGAGTGGAACTTTGAAGGTTATATAGATGAGTATGGTATGCCTATGGATGATGTAATAGATTACTGGAACAACGAAGTTGAAAGTTTAAAGAATGATCCTGACGCATTAAATGAGTTCTACAGACAATTCCCTCGTACTGAATCTCATGCATTCAGGGATGAAAGCAAACAGTCATTGTTTAATCTTACACGAATATATCAGCAGATAGATTACAATGATTCACTTATACAAGAACACCATACAACTCGTGGCTCTTTCTCCTGGAAGAATGGAATCAAAGACACTGAAGTAGTGTGGACTCCTAACAACAGGGGAAGATTTTTAGTAGGTTGGCTTCCTAAAAAGAATATGCAGAATAGGTATAAGAAAAATCATAGAGGTGACTTCTTTCCTTTAAACGAACATGTAGGTGCTTTTGGTTGTGATAGTTATGATATCTCAGGTACTGTTGGAGGTGGTGCATCTAATGGTGCATTACATGGCTTAACTAAGTTCAATATGGATGATGCTCCTAGTAATCAGTTTTTTTTAGAGTATGTTGCAAGACCTCAAACTGCAGAAATATTTTTTGAAGAGGTATTGATGGCATGTGTATTTTATGGAATGCCTATATTAGTAGAGAATAATAAACCTAGATTATTGTATCATTTTAAAAATAGAGGATATAGAGGGTTTAGTATTAATAGACCAGACAAACTTAAACACAAGCTCTCTAAGACAGAAAAAGAACTTGGAGGTATACCTAACTCAAGTGAAGCAGTAAAACAAGCTCACGCAGCAGCTATTGAGTCTTATATTGAATCTTACATAGGATTAGTTAAGGAGGATGAAATGGGATATATGCCTTTTAATAGAACTCTAGAAGATTGGGCGAAGTTTGATATTAGTAACAGAACTAAGTTTGATGCGTCTATAAGTTCAGGTTTAGCAGTAATGGCTTGCCAAAGACACCTTTATCAACCTGTAAAAAAACAATCAAATATTATTATTAACTTTGCTAGATATAACAATAAAGGAAATCGTAGTGAAATAATTAGATAAATGAAAGACGTAAAAATAAATGTTTCCTCTGTTGGGTTTCCAAGTCAGTTTGTTTCTGATAGTGAAAAAGCATCAGATGAATTTGGCTTACAAATAGGTCAAGCTATTCAATACGAATGGTTTAAGAAAGATGGCAACCAATGCAGATACTATAATCAGTGGAGAGATTTCTACAGGTTGCGTCTTTATGCTAGAGGTGAACAGTCGGTTGCTAAATATAAAAATGAACTTGCAGTTGATGGTGATTTAAGTTACTTGAATCTAGACTGGACACCTGTTCCTATCATCCCTAAATTTGTAGATGTCGTTGTTAATGGAATGAACGACAGGTTGTTTGATGTAAAGGCATATGCAGAAGATGCTATGTCTCAATCTCAAAGAAGCAAGTATCAAGATATGATACAAGGTCAGGCAGCAGCTAAAGATGTTCTACAGATTGTTCAGAAAGAAACTGGAGCTGATCCTTTCATTATGAATCCTGATGACCTTCCTCAAACAGATGAAGAATTAAACTTATACATGCAGCTTAAATATAAGCCTGCTATTGAAATTGCTGAAGAGGAAGCAATTAATACTATTTTTGCAGAAAACCACTACAATGATATTCGTAAAAGAGTTGATTATGATTTAACAGTTTTAGGAATAGGTTGTACAAAACATGAGTTTTTACCAGGTGCAGGTGTTCAAGTTAAATATGTTGACCCTGCAAATATTGTATATAGTTACACTGAAGACCCTCACTTTAAAGATTGTTTCTATTGGGGTGAAATTAAAACACTACCCATTACTGAGCTGATGAAGATTGATCAGTCTTTAACCAGAGAAGATTTGGAAGAAATATCTAAATACTCTCAGAGTTGGTATGACTATTACAATGTAGCTCAGTTTTATGAAAATGATATTTTCTATAGAGATACTGTTACTCTTATGTATTTTAATTATAAGACTACCAAAAAAGTAGTGTATAAGAAAAAAATATTAGAAAACGGAGGAACAAAAATAATAGAGAAAGATGACCAATTCAATCCTCCAATGGAAATGATGGAAGAAGGAAGGTTTGAAAAAATAGAAAAAACTATTGACGTATGGTATGATGGTATCATGGTTATGGGTACAAATATTTTACTCAAGTGGGAGCTTGCAGAAAATATGGTAAGACCTAAATCAGCTCAACAACATGCATTACCCAACTACGTAGCAGTTGCTCCAAGAATGTACAAAGGTGTTATTGAGTCTTTAACTAGACGTATGATTCCATTTGCAGACTTGATACAGATAACACACTTAAAACTACAACAAGTAATTTCAAGAGTAGTTCCTGATGGAGTATATATTGATGCTGATGGATTAAATGAAGTAGACCTTGGGACAGGTAACGCTTATAATCCTGAAGATGCTTTGAGATTATATTTCCAAACAGGTTCTGTTATAGGTAGAAGCTATACGCAAGATGGAGACTATAATCAAGGTAAAGTTCCAATTAAAGAATTACAATCTAGCTCAGGTGCAAGTAAAACACAAATGCTTATTGGAAACTATAATCATTATTTAAATATGATAAGGCAAGTAACTGGATTAAATGAAGCTAGAGATGCATCTTCACCTGATCCTAACTCGTTAGTTGGCTTACAAAAATTAGCTGCTTTAAATTCTAATGTAGCAACTAGACATATACTTGATGGTTCGTTATACATATATAGAAGTTTAGCTGAAGCAATAACATACAGAGTTGCAGATATTTTACAGTATGCAGATTTTAAAGATGATTTTGCTAATGCTATAGGTAAATATAATATAAGTATACTTGAGGATATTAAAGACTTGTATATTTATGACTTTGGTATTTTTATTGAAGTAGCTCCTGATGAAGAACAAAAGGCTCAACTAGAAGCTAACATTCAGATGGCATTATCTAAGGGTGATATTAATTTAGAAGATGCTATTGATATTAGAGAAATAAAAAACATCAAACTTGCTAATCAATTACTTAAAGTAAAACGTAAGGCATTACAAGAGCAGCAACAACAACAAGCGATGCAAGCTCAAGCAATGCAAGCTCAACAAGCATTAAAGTCACAAGAGATGAAATCACAGATGGAGATGCAAAAGCAACAAGCTGAGATACAAGGTAAGATGCAATTGAAGCAAGCTGAGATAGCCTTTGAGATTGAAAAGCAAAATAATGAGGCTATGCTTAAAAGTAAATTAATGGCTGAAGAGTTTGATTATAACATGAAGTTAAGAGACATTTCAGAAAAAGCACTTGCCCAAAGAGAAACTCAAAGAGAAAGTGCAAAGTCTGCTAGAATATCTCAAGCTAATCAAGAACAGTCAAGACTAATAAATCAAAGAAAAAATAATTTACCACCACAAAGATTTGAATCTAACGAAGACAGTTTAGATGGGTTTGATCTAGCTGAGTTTGAGCCTAGATAATGTCTAAAATCGGTATTATTTTTTTCTTATATTTGTAATAATCAAATTTAATCATATGGAATTCAAAGTAAAAGAAGTAACAGTAGGAGAAGAAAAGTCTGTACAACAGGTAGAACAAGAGCTTTTAGATAAGCATGAAGAAGGTCTTCAAGACGACCAACCAAAAGCTAAAGAACCAAAAGCTGAAGAACCAAAAGCTGAAGAACCAAAAGCTGAAGAACCTGCTGAATTAAACGAGAAAGACGTTCTTTCATATATTGGTAAAAGATATAATAAAGAAATTAATTCATTTGATGAGTTAATGAGTCAGCGAGAAACTCAGGAAGAGTTACCTGAAGATGTCGCTGCTTACTTTAAATATAAAAAAGATACAGGGAGAGGAATCAAAGATTTTGTAGAACTACAAAAAGATTTTGATGAGGTAAACCCTGATTCTTTACTTAGAGATTATTTACGTGCTACGGAAGATGGTCTTGATGAAGAGGATATACAGACCTTAATGGATGACTATTCTTTTGATGAAGAGTTAGATGAGGAAGCAGATGTAAAGAAAATTAAGTTAAAGAAGAAAAAAGCTATTGCTAAAGCAAAAGATTACTTCAAAGAAATGCAAGAGAAGTATAAGCAACCACTTGAGTCAAGGGGAACGCAGACTTCAAATGTCTCTGATGAAGAAATGGAAGGCTATAGGCAATACATCGCAAATGCGAAGTCTTATGAAGAAGAGACTGAGAGAAAAAGAGAGGTTTATAACTCTAAAACGTTAGAGGTATTTACACCAGAGTTCAAAGGTTTTGAATTTAAGATAGGTGAAGATACATTAACATATTCTCCAGGAAGTGTAGAAGAACTAAAAAAGAATGCGTTGAATCCAGGTGGTTGGGCAACCAAGTATTTAGATGACGATGGTCTTTTGAAAGATTCTGCAGGTTTTCATAGGAGTGTAGCAATTGCAAAGAATCCTGAAAAATTTGCCCAGTTCTTTTATGAGCAAGGTAAAGCTAATGCCACAGAAGATGTGATGCGTAAGACAAAAAATATCAATATGTCTGATCGTAGAGCACCAGAAGTGACAAGCAAAGGAGGAACACAATTTAAGTCTTTAAACACAGACAGTGGAAGAGGACTTAAAATTAGAAGTATAAAAAGAAAATAATTAATTTAAAAAAATAAAAATTATGGCAGGATCAGTCCAAGCTACGCCAGGTTTTGATTTGCAACCAAGTTCGCATCAAACACCTTTGGCTTCGAATTACATTACTGACTTCAACTTTTTGAATCAGTATTTACCAGATACTTACGAAAAAGAATTCGAAAGATATGGTAACAGAACAATCTCCTCATTCATTAGAATGGTAGGAGCAGAAATGCCTTCTAACTCAGACCTTATCAAATGGGCAGAGCAAGGAAGATTACACACCAAGTACGTTGATTGTGGTACTGCAGCAGTAGTAGCAGGTGGAGAAGCAGTTTTCCAAGTAAATGACGTTCTTAACCCTGCAGGTTCAACTGTACAACCAGGTTCTGGTGCAACAGTTCAGATTGCAATTAGAGTTGGTCAAACAGTTGTTGTTGTAAACAACGATGGATCAGGTGAGTTCAAAGCTATTGTTATAGCAGTTGACCTTGCAAACAACCAATTCACTGTTGCATTCTACGATGCAGGTGGTTACACTGGTGGTTCAGGATTAGGAAATGCTGATGCAAGTATTTTCATCTATGGTTCTGAATTTAAGAAAGGAACAAATGGAATGCAAGGTTCATTAGAAGCTGACGATTTCATCTTCGAAAACTCTCCAATTATCATCAAAGATAAGTATGCAGTATCAGGTTCTGATATGGCTCAAATCGGATGGATTGAGGTTACTACTGAAAATGGAGCAACAGGTTACTTATGGTACTTGAAGTCTGAGCACGAAACTCGTTTACGTTACGATGACTATTTAGAAACTGCAATGATTGAAGCAGTTCCTGCTGCTGCAGGTTCTGGTGTTGCTACACAAACTACTTCTGACCAAGTTGGAGACAAAGGGTCTGAAGGTGTATTCTATGTAGTACAACAAAGAGGTAATGTATGGGCAGGTGGAAACCCTAATGCTTTAGCAGATTTTGACGCAATCATTTCACGTTTAGACAAGCAAGGTGCTATTGAAGAGAATGTAATTTTCTTGAACAGAGACTTTGGATTTGACATCGATGATATGTTAGCAGCTCAAAACTCTTATGGAGCAGGTGGAACTTCTTATGGTCTTTTTGACAATGATGAGGAGATGGCACTTAACTTAGGATTCACAGGATTCCGTAGAGGTTATGACTTTTACAAGTCTGACTGGAAATACTTAAACGACCCAACAATGCGTGGGGGAGTTGATGGTACAGGAAGCATCAACGGATTGTTAGTACCTGCAGGTTCTACAACTGTTTATGACCAAATCCTTGGAAAGAACGCTAAGAGACCATTCTTACATGTTCGATACAGAGCTTCTGAAACTGAAGACAGACGTTACAAAACTTGGATCACTGGTTCAGCAGGAGGTGCAAGAACATCTGACTTAGATGCGATGGAAGTAAACTTCTTGAGTGAAAGAGCAGTTTGTACTTTAGGTGCAAATAACTTCTTCATCTTCCAAGATTAAGAATACCAACAAATGAAAGGGGGTCTCTTCAAAGAGACTCCTTTTTTATAAATTAAATTAAATTTTATCAAATGAAAACTACAGTAAAAAGAGTAGACAAGGTCTACAAGTTAACAAGGAATGCAGCACCTTTATCTTTCATGCTTGCAACTAGACACACTAGAAGATTCCCATTACTTTGGGTTGACCCTGAGACAGGAATAAACAGAGAATTACGTTATGCTAGAAATCAAGCTTCACCTTTTGTGGATGAGCAAGATGGTAATGCAATTATAGAGCCTGTTGTTTTTGAAGATGGATTTTTAAGAGTACCTAAATCTAACCAGGTATTACAAAGATTCTTAGATGTTCACCCACACAATGGAGTTAAGTTTAAAGAATTAGATAATGCAAAAGATGCTCAAGAGATTGTTGAAAGCATTAACATAGAGCTTGATGCAATGATAGAAGCTCGTTCTTTATCTATATCGCAACTAGAAACCTTAACAAGAGTATTGTTTCAAAAAGACCCATCTAGAATTAGTACGGATGAGATGAAGAGAGATATCTTAGTTTATGCTAAGAGAGAGCCTCAAGATTTCATGTCGGTTATAAACGACCCTGTATTAAAGCTACAAGCAACTGTACATAAGTTGTTCGAGCAAGGTCTTATTAAATACAGAAATAAAAACAAAGAAGTATGGTTTGCTACCAAAACTAATAAAACACGACTATGTGTAATACCTTTTGGAGAAGACCCAATATATATAGTGTCATCATATTTTCAATCTGACGAAGGAATTGAGGCATTAAAAGTATTAGAGAACTTAATGGAATAGTTAGTTAATAATGATTTTTCATGATTCATTAAGTAGGGAGGTCTTTTTTAAGACCTCTTTTTTTTTTGATTATCTTTGTGTAAATAATAGTTAGGATGATAAACGATATTAGAAATACAGTTTTAGCCGTATTAAACAAAAACAACTATGGCTACATCTCTCCACAAGATTTTAATCTATATGCACAACAAGCTCAAATGGATTTGTTTGAGGATTATTTTTATGCATATAACTATCAGGTTAACAAAGAAAACCAAAGAACTTCTGGAACAGGATATGCTGATATAAAAAAGGGTTATGAAGAAGTTATAGATTTTTTTTCTGTAACTACACCATTAACTCCAATAGGACCAAATTATACTGTGTATAATTTACCTTCGTTAGCTACAACAGGTTCAGATTATTACTTAATTAATAAAATAATTATTAATAATACTTTAGTGGCTTCTGGAACTACTACAGGAACAGTTGGTGGACAAAATAAAATAATAGATTCGAATGCGAACTTTACATCATCAGGTGTTCAAGTGGGAGATATTGTTTTTGTATTAATTGCTGCAGTTCCTACATATGTTACAGTCACTAGTGTTGATAGCAGTACACAACTAACTATCTCACCTAATGTTATAAATACGTTTCCATTAGATTACAAAATATACAAAGGAAGCACTATTAAAGAAGTTGAAAAAGTGCAGCAAAGTAAAATTACTTTATTAAATATGTCTCCTTTAACTGCTCCATCTTTGATGTTTCCTGCTTATACAACTGAAGGAAATGTTGCTACATTATATCCAACACCTGGATTAGGAACAGTTGTTACTTGTCAATACATACGCTATCCTAAACCTCCTAAGTGGACTTATATAGATTTAGGTAATGATAATGAACCAGTCTTTGACCAATCACAACCTGACTATCAAGACTTTGAATTGTTTCCAGATGATGCTACGGATTTAACAATGAAAATTTTACAGTATGCAGGAGTGTCAATACGTGAAGCATCAGTTGTACAATATGCAGGAGCAAAAGAGTCTGCTGAAATAAATAGCGAAAAATAATTATGTCATACATTAGTCAATACCAATATTACGAGAATGGAGGGAATGCTCCAGAGGATGCTAATTGGGGATCATACCAATATGTATCATTACAAGATATAGTTGTAAACTATCAATTAATGTATTCAGGCAATCATTCTTTGATAAACAATGAAGAAAGATACAAGATACTTTTTCATGCAAAGAGAGCTATTCAAGAATTAAACTATGATGCGTTTAAAGAAATAAAAGTTTTACAACTAACTGTATCAGAAGAATTAAGATTTATACTACCTTCTGATTATGTAAATTGGGTTAGAATATCTTATTATAAGGATGGTGTTATCAGACCAATGGTAGAAAACATTCAAGTAAATTCAGCTAAAGCTTATTTGCAAGCTAATGATTCTAGAATACTTTTTGACCAAGATGGAAATGCTATACAACCTCAATACTCACCTTTGGATTTTGCTAGAATTACAGGTCAACAACCAAGTATTTATTTAAATAGTTTAAGTCCATATAATGGATTCTTAGGATATGAATATGAAGGATGTTGGTACTTTGACTTTGCAGTTGGTGCTAGATTTGGTCTTAACACAGAAACTGCAAACGCTAATCCTACTTTTAGAATTGATAAAAAAGCAGGGGTAATCAACTTTGACTCTACGATGGCTAATGAAAGTTGCATTTTAGAATATGTTTCTGATGGTATGGAAGGTGGTGATGATACTCAGATAACTGTAAATAAACTATTTGAAGATTATGTGTACGCATATATAAGCTATCAAATATTAAATAGTAAATTAGGAGTTCAGGAGTACATAGTTAATAGAGCAAGAAAATCTAAATCAGCACTTCTAAGGAACGCAAAAATAAGATTAAGCAATATACACCCAGGAAGATTATTAATGAATCTGAGAGGTCGAGACAAGTGGATAAAATAATATGGCTAAACTTTCAAGAAACTTCGTAGCAGGTAAAATGAATAAGTCCGTTGACGAGAGACTCGTTCCAAACGGACAATATATTGATGCAGTAAATGTTAGGTTAGGATCATCTGAATCAACAGAGGTTGGAGCAGTAGAAAATTCTAAAGGAAATACTAAGCTTACTAGCTTATCATACGGAGGGGTTCTTCTAAGTAACCAAGCAAAGTGTATTGGTTCTGTAGATGATGGAGCTAATGATACTATATATTGGTTTATAACAGACCCTGCGTTTGGTTCTACAAGTCCATCAGGAAAGTTAGATTTGATTGTTTCATACAATGTAGTAACAAGCATTCTATCATATTTAGTTATAAGTGTTTCTGATGGAAGTTCATCAGGACAAACAGTATTAAACTTTGATGATAAGCATTTAATAACTGGAGTAAATGTTATTGATGGATTATTGTTTTGGACTGATGATTATAACCCTCCAAGGTTTCTTAATATACTAAGAAATTACGAAGACCCTTCAGGTAGTCCTTTAGTTGATGGTGGGGGGAATGCAAGCCTTTTAAGAGAGTCTTTGTTAGTCATAAAAAAACCACCTGCTAGAGCTCCAGAAATAGAGTTAACATTTACTAGTGGTGGACAAGAAAATTTTTTAGAAGAAAGATTTATATCTTTTGCTTACAGATATGAATACCAAGATGATGAGTATTCTGCAGTTTCACAATTTACAGATGCAGCTTTTCAACCTCAAGCTTTTAATTTTAGTCCAGAATCTTTTTTAAATGAAGGTGCTATTAATAGGTACAATACTGCCGTTATAACATATAATTCAGGAGGACCTTTAGTTACTGCAATTGATTTACTTTTTAAAGACAGTGATGGTACTATTATAAAGGTAATAGAAAAATTAAAAAAATCTGAACTAGGTTTAGCAGATAATACTAATTATACTTTTAATTTTAGAAATAGTAAAATATTTACAATACTTCCAGAGTCAGAACTTCTTAGATTATATGACAATGTTCCTTTATTAGCTAAAGCTCAAACAATTATGGGCAACAGACTAATGTATGGTAACTACATAGAAAACTATAATTTAGTAGATAAAAATAATTCGCCTGTAAGATTCGAGTACGTAACTGAATTAATAAGTGAGAATATAGGTTTAGATGAGGTTGAAGACACCTTCCTTATTTCTGAATACACTATTGATGGCTCTGTATTTATTTCAGATTCAATGTTATTAATTGAATTAGAATCAGAATTAAAAGCAGGTGGTCTTTTAAATATTGACGCAACTATTGAACATAGTGCTTTTACGGATAATACACCAACTGAAACAAGTGGTTCAGTAGATGTTCAATTTAGTTATGTATTACCTCAAGATTTTAACAATGCATACGAATTAGCTACAAGTCTAGACTTTCAAGAAAAGATAGGTATAGCAACTAATATAAAACCTGTTTTTAATATTGACCCTGCAATTGAAACTTCTTGTGATGGTGTTACATTTACTGACAGTGTTAACTGTGCTATTCCTAATATTCTAGATGGTGGCTCTCCCACATCTTGGACTAAATATGAAAGTGGTATTTCTGCACCAAATCAACCTTTAAGAATTGGTGCTTCTCCTAGTTATCCTAATCAGATTAGTATACGTTTAGTTGCTATGAGAAGAGTAAATAACACTACAACTCCAACACAAAGTGCGTATGAGTATTTTAAATGGAGTTTAGCAGAAGTTACTTATCAATCAATAAGTAATACTAAAAGCCTTCATAGTAATAGAGATTACGAAATAGGTATGGTTTACATGGATGAATTTAATAGAGCTTCAACTGCTTTAGTAAGTCCGTTAAACACAGAACATGTACCTTGTGGATTTGCAGAACTTAAAAACTCTATAAGGGTTTCTATACCACCTCAACAAAAGCCTCCGTATTGGGCAACTAAATATAAGTTTGCGATAAAGCCAAATGCTTCAACTTATGAAACAGTTTATACCAATATATTTTTTACAGACCCTGCTACAAATGACACATACTTTTTATTAGAGGGTGAAAACTCAAGAAAAGTTGAGGTAGGAGACAGGCTGATTGTAAAATCAGATACTAGTGGTGCTTTACAACGATGTGCTTATGGAACAGTTTTAGATAAAGAAGCACAACAAAGAGATTTTCTTGACCCTTTACCAACTGATGAAAACGGAAAAGAAATAAATATTCCTGCAGGAACTTACATGAAAATAAAGGCTCAAGACTTTTCTATAGCTCCAGGTGCTGACCCATTTATATTGCCAGGAAAACAAGAGATTACAGTAAAAGGAAATGATAACTATCCTATACTTGCATATACAGGATTTGCAGAGCCTGATGATGCAGGTAATTATCAGAACCTGACCATACCTGCAGGTAGTAGAATACAAATGACATTTGAGTTCGAAAGAAGAGGACCTCAAAGAGGTAATAATGCATGTGAACGTAGAAAATATAATTTAGATGTAACTTTAGTTTCATCTAATGATTATGATAATATTATTGAGTGGTTTGAAGGAGATAATGTACAATCAGTTTTAAATACAGGAACACAAGAAGTTGGTGGTAATGGAGGTCCTATAGATAATGTTTATCTAGGTATTACTAATAGTCCTTTACCATGTGCTTTTAATCTACTTAGTAATTGTACATACGGAATTACACCTGCGTTGGGAACTAATTATTACAAGTGGTTTCAAGACCCTAATACTCAAGAGATACGTTTTATAATGTCAGGTACTAGAGCTTGTGGAAGAACTAAGAAAAGAAGGTCTACTATTCGAGCAACTTGGCAAATTTTTAGAGCTGAATCTACAATTATATTTGAAACAGAGCCTACTGACGCACAACCAGATGTTTGGTATGAAGGTGCTCAAACATTTGATATTGCAAAAGGAGGTTGTAAAACTGTATTTCAAGTAGCTTCTAGTGAATCTAATCCAATTGCATTTGTATACACTTTAGATGGTATTCAATCTCAACTTGTTCTTCAACCAGGTGATTCTGCAGCAGAATGGACAGATTGTGGTTCTGCTATAATATCACCATCTACTCCACCTGATGTTCCTGCAGATGTGACAATTACTAATACTCCATATGCAGATGTGCATCTTGGAAATGTTCAAGATCAAGACGCAACAAATCCTGCAATTATTGACACAACATTTTTTAATTGTTTTGCTTTTGGTAATGGTGTAGAAAGTTATAAGGTTAGAGATTCTATAGTAGGTAAACCATTATTGTTAGGTAACAGGGTTACCACTACTTCATCAGAAGATTATAGAGAAGCCGATAGATTTGCAGACATAACTTATAGTGGTATATACAATGATGAAAGCAATGTAAATAAACTTAATGAGTTTAACCTTGGACTAATAAACTTTAAAAGAACAGAGGAATCATTTGGTCCTATTGAAAAACTATTCGCTAGAGCTACTGATATACTTACATTACAAGAAGATAAAATATCTTATGTGTTAGCAGGTAAAAATTTATTATCTGATTCAGTTCCAGGAGGAGCTATTACTTCTGTTCCTGAAGTTCTTGGAACTCAAATAGCTAGGCTAGAGGAGTATGGAATAAGTTTTAATCCTGAAAGTTTTGCAGAATATGGATTTGATAAATATTTTTCTGATCAAAAACGTGGAGTATTAATTCAATTAAAAGGTAGTTCATATTCTAACGAACAACTTACAGTTATATCAGATGCAGGAATGCGTTCATGGTTTAGAGATAAATTTATCGCAGCTCCTAATACTCAAAAACTAGGAGGGTATGACCCTTATATGGATGAGTATGTTTTTTCCATTAATGATGAGATGCTTCCAATCGACATACCTTGTGTGGAATGTGGAATCAATCAACTATTAAATTACGATGGAACAACTATTACCTACTGTTTTAATGTAGGAGATTTGGTTGGAGAAGTTACTATAACGCTTAATGTTTCAGGTTTAACATCTGGTACTCTTCAAGCACAAGTTGAATATGGAGCTTCTACTTCATTAACGAACTTGGTTAATGGGGTAAACACAATCACAGTAATTAAAAATTTAGTTTTAACAGATACTGTAAGTGTTACTTTTGATGGAACTGCATCAGCAGTTATAGATTATACAGTTAGTTGTGTAGATGCCAAAGAATTAAGTATTGTGCAGGTATGTGTTACTAATAACTCAGATGCAGGTCAATTTATTCATAATCAATATCGATGGGTTGATGGACCATTTATTTCTCCATTACACCAGGAACAAATTGAATTCTTGTCATCACCAAACTCACCTAATGTATCACAATATAGTACAGTTACAGGTGTTCAAGGTGCAGGAGTTATTCCTGCTGATGGAGCAATCGTTTCGATTATTTCGAATAAGATACCACCAACAGATGATTTTGTTTTTGTAACACCACCTATGAATTTTAAATATTTAAGGTCGGCAACCTTATATTCAAATACACCTGCATCAATACAAACATTGTTAAACGCTTCTACTCAATTACCAGTAAATTCTTCAGGAGCACCAAGTACATACTTAGGTGACTTTATAATGCCTGCAGGAACATCTGGTGATTACTTGTATTTAATATATGATTACAGGTCTCCTGTTCTTGCTGAGTTATGTTACTCAACTGTAGATGCATTTGATTCGTGTTGTGGTTGTTCTGAACCTGATGCTTTTGTTGCTACACAATGTAGAGCTGATGGTGTTGTGGAAACTGAAGTAGTTCAAGGTGTATATACCACAGGGGAATTGGTTATTATTAATGGATGTACTTTTGAAATTGGAGCAGTAACACTAGATGCACCAACTGCAACTGTTACTTCTATATTACCTTCAGGTACTACATGTGATGATATATGTCAAGAATATTTATTAGAAAACACCAATAATCAACCTACCGATGTAAGTTATACTGATTGTAATGGAGCTACAGAACTTGTAACAATTCCTGCAAATGATGAGGTTACTATTTGTGCTATTGATATTGATTTACAAGCACAAGGTGTAGACTTCTTTTTAGAAAATTGTGAGTGCGACCCTGTTGCACCATTATTAGTAGCTGAAAGATGTGTTATAGACTGGAGCACTGGAGGTTATAATCAAGTTATCATAGTAAATAATGGTCTGTTTAATATCGGTGATTTAATTACTATAAATGAAGATGCAGATTGTACTTATGTTATTGTTGATGAAGAATATAAGGGATCAGCGAATGCTACTTCTACAGGATTAAGCACTGCTGCAGATTGTACTGAGGTTTGTAATTTTTACACAGTAACTAACAACGCTTCTACATTTGATTTTATATATACCAATTGTAATGGTACAGTTATAAATGAAACTATTGCTATAGGAAGTTTTAAAAATATATGTGCTAAAGATGCAGCACCACAACCTGATTTTGATTTAGTTTGGACAAGTTGTGAATGCCCTGCTAGTGAGCCTTCTTTTGTAAATCTAGAAAGATGTCAAGCTTCAGCAGCTACAACAATTCCTACCACATATATAGCTAATAATGCAAGTTATAATGTAAATGATATTGTTCAAATTGATAACGAGCCTGATTGCAAATTTAAAGTAGTATCATTTACTGAGTTTGGACCTGCTAATACTAACATAATAAACACTTATCCAGGTGAAGATTGTAGTGACGTTTGCAATGAATACACGCTTACAAACACTGCAGGAGGTAGTCTCTCACTTAATTATATAGACTGTAATGGATTATTAGTAAAAATAGATGTTACTAGTCCAGTAGTGGAAAATATTTGTGCATCTTCTATTACTCCTGCTTTAGGAATAGTTGTGGAATTTGTTTCTTGTGAGTGTAATCTTGTTGCATCAAACTATTCAATTCAAGAATGTGTTACTGGTGAAGTTAGAACAGTAACATCTTCTATTGCAGTTTCAGTTGGAGATAAAGTAGAATTACAAAGTGGAGATGGATGTAAGTGGACAATAACAGGAACTAGTGCAAACACTGCTACTGATGATATAATTGCATTGAGTTCAAATCAAGGTTGTGTTTGTAATTCATATACGTGGGAAAACAATACTGGCAGTAACTTAACACTTGAGTATGTTGATTGTCTTGGAACACCTGTTTCTCAGACAATTATTCCTACCGAAGTATGGAATGCTTGTATATCACAACTTATCACTAACGATGGTGCTACAGTAATTAGCGTTACATGCACTTGTTTTTAAATTAAATAACTATGAAGTACACTAACAGTTGGAAATCAAACGCAAAACAAAATGATAAATTAGATTTTATCCTTAGAATTGGTAAAATAACTTTTATTAAATTAAACGTTGATTTTGGTAAAAAGAAATTTATATTCACATTATTGAATTTTGGAATAAAAAATTAATATGGCAGTAACAGGAAATTATTATTTAAATGGACCTACATTAGGATCATCCACTGCAGTATTTACAGATATTGATTTAACTGTATGTGCTCCAGATGGATTTTATTCTGATGGAACTATATCTAGGGAACAAGTTAATTGTGTTCTACTACCTCAACAAGTTTGTCCTAATTGCATTGAGAATGCTATAACACTTGAATATAATGTAACATCTGCTTCAGATTTATTTTGTGTATCAAGTGTACAGGTTACTGCTTATATGGCTTTAGGTGATACATTCCTAGGTACTTCACAAATATTTCAAACTAATTCTTTAACTACTCCTATGGCTGATGGTTTTTACAAAGAAATAGGTTCAAATATTTATCGTGAAAACTCTGGAGGTAACTTACAAGTTCAGCAACCTGGTCCTGTTTGTCCACCAACAAGCCAACTATACATATCAGGAGTAGTATTAGTTTGTAGCACTTTCTGTAATAATAACTATAATATAGTTTTACAGACATCTACAGTTAGTGGTAATGACTACTATAGTTTAGCAATTGGTGATTATATTGTAGGAACATTAGTTGATGGATTTTATGCTTACTATTTTGAGCCAACCAATACTAATTCTAATTTAAACTGGAGAATATTTGAAATAACTAATGACGCAACAGGTCCTAGAGTTACCGACATATTAGAATGTGGTGCAGGAAATACGTGTGTAAATCTTTAAAATTATGCCAACATATACACTAACATATGACGATGGAGTAAAAGGGTTTCCCTCTTTTTATACTTACTATCCTGATTGGATTCAAGGTATGAATAATTACTTATACACTTTTAAGGGAGGTAATCTTTATAGACATAACACAAATGAAATTAGAAATAATTATTATGGAGAAGATTTTTCTTCTATACTAACATCGGTGTTTAATGACCAACCTTTAGAGAATAAATTATTTAAAACTTTAGAGTTAGAGTCTGATGCATCTTGGAGTGCAACGGCAGATAGTGATCAGCAGATTGGAAACTTTATTAATAAAGACGAGTTTAAACTTAAAGAAGGAAACTATTTCGGATATCTTAGAGCACAAAATTCAGAGCCTGCAAGTGCAGCTCAGTACCCTTTAAGGTCTGCTAATGGTATTGGAAATAACACAACTGTAAACACCTCATCTCCAAGTAATGTAATTATTAACTTTAGCACAGACCCATATATAAACATTGGAACAATATTAAGTATTGGTGATTATTTATACATCAAAAGTGGCTTTACAAATCAAGTTACTTTAATTGGAGAAGTAAAAGATAAGGTTGTTAATCTTCAAAGTGGAACAAATTATTTGATAGTTGATACCACTATTACAGATTCTTCTGGAACTCCAATTGGTAATTTACCACCTACTAGTCCAAACTATTATTTCTTTATAAAGAATGGTACTGCAGAGTCTCATGGTATTTTGGGTCATTATGCAGTGTTTACTTTAACTAATAATGATACAGGTGCAGTAGAGTTATTTGCCGTTGGTTCAGAGGTTATGAAATCATTTCCTTAAAATTAGTATCTTTGAGGTAAGAATATATTTTAAATTAAATTAAATGAGTAGTAAGTTATCGGTTAATTTTATAAAAAAATTAGAATCATTACAAAATATAATTATAGAAAGCGATAACAAACAAACATATGGAGATGGAAAAAATTTAGTTAATAATGAAGAGTTTCCAATAACAAACAATTTTACTGATGGATTATATATGCGTCAGATGAAAATGATGGCAGGCTCTATAGTAGTAAGTGCTATACACCATACCAATCATTTTTGGTTTTTATTGTCTGGAAAAGTTATAGTAGAAGATGAAAATGAAACTATAGAACATATAGCTCCTTGTTGGTCTTACTCCTTGAAAGGAACTAAACGATTAATTAAATGTGTAGAAGATTGTGTGTGGATAAATGTAATAGCGAATCCAACAGACACAAGGGACATGAAAGAAATAGAAGATAATTTTTTTTCAATTACTTTAGAAGAATATAATAAAAAAGAAAAAATATGTCAGGAGTAGTAGCAGGTATTGGTTTAGGTTTGCAGGCAATAGGGATGGGTGCATCTTTTTTGCAAGCAGGTCAACAACGTAAAGCCGAAGAAGCAGCCAAGCGTCAAGCTGAAAGAGCAATGGCTGAGGCTAGAAAAAAACTTGAGGTAAACTATTTAGATGCCTTAGCTATACAGAAAGAACCTTACGAACTTGAACGTGAGGCTTTACTAGTTGCAGGAGCACAAGGTGTTGAAGCAGCAAGAGAGTCTGAACGTGGTGCAGCAGCAGGTGTTGGTAGAATACAACTAGCACAACAAAAAGGTCAGCAAGCAATACGTACTGCAATGGGTAGAGAGATGACTGCATTAGACAGAGCAGCAGCAGCAGAAGAGTCAAGACTTCGTGATGTTGGTGTTCAGTTAGATTTAGGTGAGGTTGCAGGAGCACAAATGGCTGCAAGAGATGCAGGTCAGGCAGCAGCAGCAGCACAGACACAAGGGTTTCAACAACTAGCAAGTCTTGGTGCAGGGGTGCTTTCAGCGACAGATTTATATAGTAAAAGCCCTGAAGCTAGAGCACAAGCACAAGCACAAAGACAAGCAGTAAGGGCTGATAAAAAATTATATATGCAAGGTGAAGGTGCAGGTAAAGGTTTTTTAGGTATAGGAACAGGATATAAAACAGCTACTGCACCAACTATAACAGGAATGACTACCTCTAGCGATCCAACAAGTTTTTTACCATTTGATGTTCAAACCACAGATGTAAATAGAAGAGACTTAGCATTAGCTAATCTTCAGAAAAAACAATTTGGAGCTTTTGATACTGGATTAATAAGTCAAATAAACCAAGCAGGATTAAATGAAGAAGGAGAATTGATTGGTCAAGAATTTAGTATGCAAGATATTTCAATGATGACACCTCAAGAATTACAAATATACATGAGAGGATTTACGCCTGGTCAAGTTAATTTAATTAATCAGGGATTAGGATTATATTAAAAATTAAAAAATAAATGGCAACATACTATAAATACGCAGAAAGGGATGCAAGTAGTCAGGTAAACTGGTCAGAGATTACATCTAACATGGTTAATTCTTTAAAGGCTGCTGAAGCCATTAGAGAGTCTAAGAGACAAGCTATTGATGAAGCTACTGCAGAACTAAGCTTAACCCTGTCAGAAGCTCCTCAAGGAGACCACAGAGGGTTAAATGAGTTTGCCATGACATATGCTAACAACGCACAACAGATGCGTTTGATGCAAGACAAATTATTAAAGTCTGGTCAGTTAAGTTTAAAAGATTATAATATTGGTCGTGCAAACCTTACTGAAGGGACTACACAACTTTTTAATCTAGGGAAAAAATACCAAGCTATTTATTCTGATAGAATGGCAAAGTTTAATAATGGAACTACATCTCAACTAGATGCTGATATGTTAGCTAGGCTTGAAGGGTTTGCAAACTTCTCAAACCATGAGGCTTATATTAACCCTACAAATGGTCAGGTAAGTATTGGTAAATTACAAGAGAAAGATGTTGATGGAAAAAAGGTTGTTACTATGGATAGAACTCCTGGTAGTTTTACTACAGTTCAACAGTTAAATTTTTCTTTGTCTCAAGAAATAAATAAATATCAAATGTCTGCTTTAGATGCTGAGGTGGCTAAGTTTGCAAAAACTTATTTAAAAGCTGATGGATATTATAGAACTCTTGACGATGTTAGGCAGATGCCTGAGTATGATAAGATGATAAATGACATTGTAAACTCTCAGCTTGTTATACCAAACAGTGTAGGAAGTGTTCTTAAAGATTATGTTGGAGGGTATGATACTGTTTTTAATAAAAATGACCACAACGAAAACGCCATATTAATGGTAGAAGACCCACAACAACCAGGATCAGGTAGAATGATTATGGATGTGACTAGTGAGATAGGTAAAAAGCAAAAAGCAAAAGCTGCTGAATATTTAAAAAGACAAATAGAAAAGCAACTAGGAAGTAAGGAGACACGAAGA